ACGCAATGGCGCAGGTCATTAAGCCGTTCATCGAGGAATTATTGCCGCAGCAACCCTAGCGGCTACTGAGCGTGTGTCGCCCTCTTGCCCGGACTTGTGCCGGGCTTTTGTATGCTGTACGATCTTGCGACCACAACCAAAACAGGACACACGCAAATGTCTACCCTATACGAAGCCGCACAAGCGCTTAAGTCTGCCATCGAAAACGGCACAGTCGAAGACGAAGACTTTGACAAATATTGCGACGCCATCGGGGCTAAGCAGGAAATAGTGGACGATATGCTTGCAACCGGAGCAGGTCCGTCTCTCGTGCTGTATCTTGACGCCTGCGCGGTGCTTACTGGTGCCAAGACGGATAAGTAAGCAGCACTGCCGCTGCTCTTCCTACCTGTGCCGCAAACGAATCAAGGCGTTCGCAGGCGAGCCGTGCCCGGTGTGTGGCAAGCCCTTGCGCCTTGACTTCGACCACTTGAAATGGAAGAACGACGTTTGCCACACGTGCCAAGCGTACCCATTCCCGCATCGCATGGGGAAGGGCAAGTGCCTGGGCAAGCCGCCAGAAGGAGAACCAAATGTCTACTCTGACGATCACGGTTTTTGACGTACTAGACGTGCGAAGCCGTGACACTCTTATTGAATACGCGAACTACATCGCAGACCGTAACGCTATCTCGCATTTTTACCTGCTCAAGCGCCGAATAAAGGAGCTTAAGCGGATGTGCGACGTTGCGCCCGATAAACGCACTAAGCTCTGCTGGCAGCAAGACGTACTGCTGTTGCAGGCGATAGAGTACCGCTTGGGCGTGCTTGAGCTGCAGAAACTGAAAGAGGTAGTGAACAATGGCAGGGCGTAGCAGTCGCAATAAAGGTGCTGCCGGCGAACGTGAGTTCATCGGCCTGTTGGCGCCGACCGTTACGCGTGCCTGTCTTGCCGCTGGTACGAAAGGCATCGGCCTGTCAAGGAATTTCGCGCAAGCGTCGTGCGGCGGCTCTGATATGGATTCGCTAGAACACCTTGGCTTTATCTTCGAAGTCAAGCGGCACGAAACGCTCGCCATAAATACTTGGTGGACGCAAGTCACCAAAGCGGTGCGCGGGCGCAATTGCTGGCCGATCCTGGCCTATCGTCAGAACCGCCAGCCTTGGACGTTCGTAGTTGACTGCCGGATGCTTTGGATCGAAGCAGAAGGCCGTATCTCTATGGAGCAGGACGTGTTTCTAGCTTTTTTCGAAAAAAGTTTAACAAGCGTGTTGACGCGTCAAAACGAAGCTATTAAAGTTCGTTCCGCAGCCGCAGAAACATGCGACGCTTTTGAATCCAAACCAAACCAGTAAGAGGCGACAACCATGCGCAAGTATTTCACCACCAAGAAAATCAACGAAGCCCATTATGAAGGTCTGAAGCCCGATCAGGCTCGCGCCCTGTACCTTATTTCGGAAGCTGGCACCGAAGGTCTGACCGACGCCCAACTGGCGCAGTTCAACGAGAACGGCGAGCCGGTTGGCGAAGGCGAAAAAGGTCTGAAGGTCAAGACCGCACTTCTGGTCAAGGGCTTGCTGATGGCCGAAACCGTTCCCGGTGAGCGCAAGGGTTCCGAGCGCACCTACGCCTACACTGGCGCACCGATTCACAGCGGCCTGTCTGCCAGCCTGCAGCGCGTCGGTAACGCGGTTGCCGCGCAAGGCAACGGCACCAAGTCGCAGTTCGCTGCGAAGCTGGCCGAACAAGCCGTCGCCGCTGGCGAGGAAATGACCGAAGAAAAAGCGGTCAAGACCGTTAACGGCGTGTGGCTCCGCATGCAAGACCTGGGCATTGTCGCCGCTGTCAAGAAGTCCGCGACTGCAGCGCCCGAAGCGCCGCAAGCGCCTATCGACGAAACCGGCGAAGATGACAACGCCGAAGAATAATTGCATACCCTGCAATTAGCCCTTAAAGTACCCTCCTATACGGAGGGTATTTTTATGGCCACGCGAAAACTATACGACCAAAAGCCGCCGAAGATGGCTTATCTATTTGGCGATGCTTTCTTCGACACTGACGCCGCCGAACGCGACAAGGAAGAAAAAGCCTTAGCGTTTGAGGCGTACTTGCGCTATTTGTCGGACGGCAACACTAAGGCGTATTCTCGCCGCCGTGCTGGCCTTACTGCGTCGCAAGTTGATTACAAGCGCGCCAGTAACACAGAGTTCGCAGGCTTGGAAGATCGCGCCGTTGCTGAAGGCGTCGAGTGCCTGGAACAAGAAGCCAAGCGCCGCGCCTTTGGTGTGGAAAAGGACGTGTGGTACAAAGGCGAGCGAGTAGGCAAGGAAATCGAATACTCTGATTCGCTGCTGCAGTTCCTGCTCAAAGCCAAGGACCCGAAATTCCGCGAAACACGCAGCGTCGTTACCGCTGAAGTGAACTCGACCGTTAGCCAGGGCATGCCCGCGTTCGACACTACCAAGTTTAGCGAAGACGAACTATTGCAGTTCGAAGAGTTGTTGCAGAAGGGCACCATTCCGAATGATTGACCCAAGGGCGCAACTACGTGAAGTGACTAAAGACCTTTGCAAAAGGCGCTTTAGTCATTACATGAAAAGATCGTGGCCGCAATATGATCCTGCGAACTACTCGCACAACTGGCACGTTGACGCGATAGGCGAGCATCTGGAAGCCGTAGCAACTTCGCAGATACAGAAGTTGATTATTTCAATTCCGCCGCGCTGCATGAAATCTTCGAGTCTTTCTATTGCGTTCCCGACGTGGCTTTGGGGGCCGTATGGGCGCCCGTTCGAAAAGATACTTTCGGTATCGCACAAAGCGGCGCTAGCAGAACGTGACGCCGTTAAGTCACGTATCCTGATTAATAGCGATTGGTATCAAGAGCATTGGGGCGACACGTACCAATTCACGAAAGACCAGAACACTAAGAACCGGATGACGAACAATAAGCACGGCCATCGAATCGTAGGCGGTGTGGACTCCGGTATTACTGGTGAGGGCGGCGACCTTATCATTATCGACGACCCTATTTCGGTGAACCACGCACGTTCCGCTGCTGACCTTGAAAGTGCTTGGCAATTCTGCTCCGAAACGCTTCCCACACGTCTCAACGACCAGTTGACCGGGCGCATGGTTCTTATCATGCAGCGCGTCCACGAACGCGACCCTGTTGGCCGCTTCCTTGAGCAAGGCGGCTGGGACTACTTGTGCCTTCCAATGCGCGCACAGCCAACCGTTCGTTGGTTCGCGCACGGTACTTATCAGGAAGTGCCGACCAAGGAACACAAGACAAGCATAGGTTTCGTCGATCCGCGCGAACCCGGTGAACTGTTGTGGAAAGATCGACTGCCGGAAGAGGCCGTTGCGAACCTTGAGCATATCCTTGGCACTTACGGCACGTCTGCGCAACTGCAACAAGACCCGGCACCGCGTGACGGCGGCATGATTAAAAAGAGTTGGTTCTTTCGCTTTCGCACGGAAATGGATGTTGATACTAACTTCTATCCGGTAGGCGTTGAAATCGTAGAACGCAAGATATGGGCGGATACTGCGAACAAGAAAGGCCAAGACAACGATTACACTGTCTTTATGCACATGGGCAAGGGCAGTGACGGTCGCGTGTATATTCTCGACGTGTACCGTAAAAAGCACACTGTTCCCGAACTAATTGGAGCCGCCAAGGACTTCTATGATTCGCACCGTGAAAAGATACATGGTCGCATGGGCGCACTCGGTATGTTCTCTATCGAGGACAAGCAATCAGGCATCGGCCTAATCCAAGCACTGCAGGAACTAGGCGGAATGCCTGTAGGCGCAACTGTGCGCGAAGACGGTCGCGCAGATAAGGTACAACGCTTGAACGGCGTGCTACCCTATATCGAAGCCGGCATGGTGGGCATTCCCGAACATGCGAATTGGGTTAACGACTTCCTGGCAGAGTGTGCCGCGTTTACTCCGATGATGACGCACGCGCATGACGACCAGATTGACCCAATGGTTGACGGCATAACTGAACTACTTGGAACCGGCGACCTTATGTCCCGATTCCGCGCACTGGCCGGAGAATAAGTTAAATGTCCGAGCAAGACTCTGAAGCTATCGCCGCACAAGTTCGTTTCGACGACTTGCTAAAGGCTGCTGTGAATACTCTAGCCGGTGGGCAGTTCCAAGCGGCACAACTTGGAATGAATGACCGCCATAGCGTACTTGAACACGAAGGCTATTCGATCCTTTCGAAAGAGTACGAAAAGAACGGTATTCTTTCTGCAATTATCGACCGCCCTGCAGAAGACGCTATGGCGGCTGGTTTCGAGTTTCATCCAGAAGCGAGCCAGGAACTACGCGACGAGTTCGAACGTTTGGAACTCGACGAAGTGTTTACCGATGGCCTTCGCTTCGCACGCCTGCACGGCGGTGCAGTGCTTGTGCCGATCTTCTACGGTAACGCAAGCCTGGCGCAGCCGCTGTACCGCAATCGTCGCTATGAAATCGACTACTTCGAAGTTATCTCGATTGATCGTATGACGGTGGACGTATACGGCACTGACGGCATGCCGCTTGTGTACAACGTGCAAAGCGTACTCAACACCGCAACAGACGGCGGGCAATTCAAGTTGCACGCGTCGCGCTGCATTTACATCACAGGCCGGCGCCGTCCGCACCGCCAGACCGATACCGCGTTGATCTGGCCGGGCGTATCCGAGGGCGCTCGATGCCTGGAAAGTGCAGCCAGCCTTTCGCGTTCGTTCAAATGGGCAGAGCGCGCACTTGAGCGCAAATCGCAAGCCATCTTCAAGATGAAAGGCTTGGCGCAAGCGATGCAGAACAAACTAGAGTCGCTAGTAACTAGCCGCTTGAACCTTGTTGACGCAGTGCGCTCGATTCTGAATACCGTAGCGATTGACGCAGAAGATGAATTCGACGTTAGCGACACTAACCTGTCTTCTATCAGCGACACGCTTGATTCAAAAATGCAGCAGGTCGCTGCAGTCTCCGGCATTCCGATTACTGTGCTGTTTGGTCGCCGTACCACATCCCTCAATTCGAAGGGCGATAGCGACACCGATACTTACTATCGGATGCTGAATAAGATTCGCCGCAACATGCTACGCAATCCTCTTGCCGAAGTTGTGGCGCTCCTGGGCAACTACGTTGACGTTAGCGTGCCTGCCGGTGAAGCGCTGGTAACTATTGCGAAGTTGGACGCACTTAGCGACTACGAAGAATCGGAAATTGAAGAGCGCCGCGCTAACGCGTTCAAGGCTCGCGCAGAAGCAATCATGCTGCTCACTAAGACCGAGCCGGATCAGATGGACGCGAACGGCAAAGTTGTGGTAAATAAGAACAAGGCAAAGCCGCTGCTTACTCCTGAAGAGGCGCGGAAGTTTCTACTTAATGAGGAAAAAGACGATGGCTAAGCGCGTCGCTCGATTCGATTCAGCAGATCGCGTACTACGTGAAGACGAGTCGCTGTTTCGTGAAGACTTCATGCAGAAGACTAAGGGCACAGTCCTGTTTTCTGGCGGCGCGCGTGTGGGCGCTTTTCTGCACGATAGCGCACATGTGACCGCTTCCGGCGTCTTTCCGTACAGTGACGGTAAAGGCGGTATTCGTATGGAGTATCGCCCGAAAGAAGAAGTAACTAGCGAATTGTTTCTTGATTCGCTGCAAGGCGTACCAATGACCTTGCTTCATCCGAAGAACACTAAGACCGCGCCCGGTTCTATTATTGGTTCTGTGAAGTCTCGCGGCATTGTTGAAGACAACGGGCCGGAAGCTGAAGTTGGCGTTAGAAGTGAAGTTGTCGTGTACCAAGCCGACGCAATTACCGGAACTGAAGTGCGCGGCTTGTCCTTGGGCTTTACTTGCGATTTAATAATAGAGCCGGGCTTGACACCTAACGGTGTGAAGTACGATGCTATACAGCGTAACTTGCGGGCCGATCATTTGGCTGTTGTGCCTAACCCTCGTGTTAAAACTGCCCGCTTAAATCTCGATGAAGACGACAACGAAGGAAGGCCCAAAATGCCGACAGTACGACTCGATAGCGGTATCGAATACGAAGCCGCTGCAGAAGTTATTCACGAACTGACCACTATCAAGGGCAAGCTGACCGGCGAAGCGGCACGCGCCGACGCTGCTGAAGCCAAGGCCGATACCGCCCTGGCTGAAGTGCAGAAGCTGAAGACCGAAAACGAACAGATCAAGAAGGATGCCGAAGATGCCGCGTTCGCTCGCGCCAAGGCTCGCTTGAATCTGGAAAGCGTAGCTGCTTCCCACAATGTCACCGTCAAGGCTGATGCCTCTGATACCGATATCATGGCTGCAGTTGTGAAGGCTGTTCGCGGCGACTCGTTCGATCTGACCGGAAAGGCTGACGCCTACATTCAAGCGGCCTTCGATCTGGCGGTTAAGGATGCTGGCGACACTTCCAACGGTGCCCGCCGCACCATGCTCAAGGGCGATAGCCAGGACGCTAAGCCAGACGCACGCAACGACGCCGACGATAAGGCGCCGTCCGCTGCAAAATCGCAAGCTGCCATGCTCGAAGGTCTGGCGCGCTAATCAATAACCGCATAGGAGTCTTGCAAATGCAAACTACTTTCCGTAATGCGCCAGACGTTGCCTTTCCTGGCATGCTCGCTGACACGATGTACAAGCGCACCGTGTCGCGTTCCGTTGGCGAAGTCTCTATCAAACCGGGCGTGTTCGTCGCTGAAGACGTGGATAGCATCGTTCGCCCGATCGGCACCGCTGACACCGTGTTCTCCGGCGTAGCGCAGCACGATCATACTTTGGTCGGCTACCTGGGCAACGACGGCGTTGTCAAGGCCGCTCCGGTGTGGGAACACACGCAAACCATGAGCGTGTTGCAGCGCGGTGCTATTTGGGTTCTGCTGGCTACCGGCTCGACCCTGACCAACAACCAGCCCGTTTCGGTGCTGAACACCGATGTTGCAGAACGCGGTTACGCTACCCATGCGGCAGCGGTCAACTCTGCAGTAGTGCCGAACGCGCAGACGCGCAGCAAGCCTTTCACGCTGGCGGATGGTCGCCGGATCATTCAAGTTGAATTGCACGCCGGCAACGCGTAAGCGATACGACAACAGGAGAAGCAATCATGCCAAAACACCACATCGCTTACGACGCGGACGACCTGCAGGCCATCATGGCCCAAGGTCACGCGATGCAGATTCGAGAAGATGCCGATGGTATCTTCCTGGCGCGTGAGCTGGATTACGTTAAGGCTCGCGCATATGACGTGAAGTACACCGAGCTTTCCGGTATGCGTCTGGTGCCGGTCGCAACGGATACGCCGTCCTGGGCCGAAACGATCACTTACCGCATGTGGGATCAGGTAGGTATGGCGAAAATCATCGCCAACTATGCCGACGACCTGCCGCGCGTGGATGTGTTCGGTAAGGAGTTTTCCAGCCGCGTTCGTACCCTCGGTGACGCCTACGGCTACAACCTTCAGGAAATCGAAGCTGCGCGCGGTACTGGCCGTCCGCTCGACGCAATGAAGGCTCGCGTTGCGCGTTCCGTCATTGACCGCAAGCTCAACCAGATCATTTGGACTGGCGACGAAGATAGCGGGCTGCAAGGTGCGTTCTCGCATCCGAACATCACCCATTCGCCGGTTGCCGCTGGCGCTTCGACCGACACCGAATGGAGTACCAAAACCGGCGTCGAAATGTACAACGACGTAGCGGCGGCTATCACTTCGGTTGCTGACGGCAGCATGCAAATGCACCGCACCAATCGCGTGATTCTGCCGGGCGCCAAGCTGACCAAGTTGCAAACCACGTTTTTTGCCGTTGACGGCACCGATGGCCGCACCGTGTTCTCCGCACTGCAAGCCAACTTCCCCGGTGTGACCTTCGACACTGCACACGAACTGGTTGGCGCTGGCGCTGGCGGCACTGACGCGATGTTCGTCGGTGAGTTCAACGCTGAAAACATGGCGCACGAATTCGTGCAGCCGTTCCGTCAACTTCCGCCGCAGGCGCGCAATCTGGAATGGGTAGTCAACTGCCTTTCCCGTACAGGTGGCGTTGTTGTACGCTACCCGCTCGCTTTCGCTGTCTTCGAGGGTATTTGATATGGCTATCGGTCTGTACAACCACACTAAGGGGGCGCGCCGCGTAGGCGCGACCGTGGTTCTTCCTGGCTCCGCTGCACTTCTGCAGGATGAATCGTGGCGGCAAAACAAAGTCGTGCGCGCCTGGATCAAGGATGGCAAGCTGCAAGAGGTATCTGCGGAAGAGGTCGAAAAGATCAACTCCGGTATGGATATCAAGAAGGCTAAGGCAGTCAAGGAAGCTGAAGCCAAGCAAGCGGACACCACGCCGCCCGCTGGCGCTACTCCGCCCGCTGGCGCTACTCCGCCCCCAGCCGGCAACAAGTAAGGAAGTTGCGCTATGACGCCGCAAGAGCTGCTGTTGTTCTTTTATCCCGCTGCCGCTGCAGCCGATCCGCAAGCCGTAGAAACCGCGCTGCTTCTTGCAGCCGACTATCGGCCCGCGTGTCTGCCGCTGACAAAGCAGGACGAAGCGCAAGCACTCTATGCGGCGTACTTGCTTGAGGATATTACCGCCCGCAACACTGGCGGTAATGTCACCGGCTATGCCGGCCCGCTGGTGCGTGAGAAAGAAGGCCAGCTTGAACGGCAGTACGCCGACACTACCGGCAACACGGCTCTACGTGACGCCACATTCTATGGCCGCTGGAAAGAGCTTAACGACCTTTGCGGTTTCGGCGCCATTGCCACACGGTTCGGCTAAATGTCTCGCGTAACCGTCCGCGATATTGGATGGTCAAAAGTTCGTGCTGACGCTGAAAAGTTATCCGGCTGGATGATTGAAGTTGGCTTGTTTGCCGATTCTGGTGAGCATGACGGCGTGCCTTTGGCGCAGATTGGTTTCTGGCAAGAGTTCGGCACCGAAGACATTCCGGCACGCCCTTGGTTATCAGGCGGCGCAGAGTTCACCGAGCGCGCAGCCATGCGCCAGATCACCAGCATTGCCCGTCGTATCGGTCGCCTCCCTGGCAGTCCTGAAGCACTACTAAAACCACTTGCAAACGCAATCGCTGAAGGCGTTAAGTCTTACGCGATTAATCACGCGTGGACGCCTAACGCGCCGTCTACTGTTGCAAGAAAGGGCTTTAACTGGCCGCTGGTTGAAACCGGCGAAATGATAGATGCAATTGAAGGCCGCGTTAAGCGATACGGCAAAGTTCGCGGCATATCGCAGAGGCTTACATAATGTCCAGTTTCCGGCGACCACTTACGGTACAGATGCCTGATGCTTATGAACTGGTGAAAGGCCAGAAAGTCGTCACTGCACCGGGCGCAACCATCACGATTATGGCCAGTGTGCAACCGCCGCGCCTGTTTGACTTCGACCAAGTAAAAGCAGACCTTGGCGGCGCTCGCATTGATCGCGTAATAATGGTGACGACTTCACCAGAACCACGCCTTCCTATAGCGGACCCTGAAGCCGGCACCGAACCGTGCTACTTCGTGTGGCAAGGTCGCCGTTATCGCTGTGCCGCAGAACGTGAAGGGCTGGCCGGCGTTATTCCCCATATGCAGTATTACGGCGTACAGGAGTTGGAAGAATGAGCGCACTAGAAGATAAGCTGCACGACTACTTTTTGCCGTGCCTTGAAGTGCCGGCGAATAAGTTCATCGAAGCACACGCCGACATAACACGTCCAAAAAAGCCGTATGTTTCTTTTCAACTGTTGGGCGAAGACACAATCGGCATCACACACGGCGCGGTAGATGATGACGGCATGATGCCGATTAATCACATAAAGACCATAAACGTGCAGCTTATGTTTTATGGTGACAACGCGCAGCAGGACGCAGAACTATTTAAAATGAAGCTCGAAATGGAAAGTTCGTTGATAAGAGGGGAGCAACTAAACTTCGGGCTGCTTTCAATTGCGCCTGCTGTTGACACTTCAGCGGAAATGGCTAAAACTTGGGAACGTCGCTACCCGGTACGCCTTACCCTGTCACACTCGACTATGATTCTCGACGATGTTGGTTTGATTGACACTGTAGAGATTGGATCGGACTTCTTTAACTAAGTGCCGGTGCAAGATTGAAACTTTAACGGAGACATTACAAATGGCTGAACTCGACCGGATTGTTAAAGCAACAATCTTGCTTCGCACGGCACCAGTCGCAGAGCGTAGCTTTTCCGATATGCTCATTCTGGCAACTCACAACTTTACCGCCAAGCGCGTTACTTCGGTGAACTCCGATAGCGAGTTGGGCGAAATGGGCGTCGGCGTTGACGACCCGCTGCGTAAGGCGGTTATGGCTGCGTTCTCGCAAGAGCCGGGCGTCTCTACCGTGTACATCGGTCGCCGTCTTCCTGGCGGTGCTTCGCTTACTGTTACGCCGCCTTCCGGCGATGCCGGCGAAGTGTACAGCGTGACGCTCGAATACATGGATAATGGCGTTGTTCGTCAACAGCCTTTCTCCTACGTTACCGTTGGCGATACTACCGACGACGACGCAACGAAGGTCGCCGCTTTGCTGGCTGCACTGATTGACGCGCACACCGCGCTTACTGCTGCATCCTCCACCGATACCATCACGCTCACTGCCGCTGGCGGCGTGCCGGCTGTTGTGGCAACAAGCGATCTGGTTTCCTCGACCTTCACCGAGTCCACCGAAACTATCACCGACGCGGCAACCGCAGCACGCCAGGAAAATGATGTTTTCTACGGTATCGGCGCCACTACCCGCGTTGAAGCTGAACAGATCGAGCTTGCGCAGTGGGCGGAAGCTAACGGCAAGTTGGCTGCAGTTGGTGACGGCGATCTGCTGAACTTCCCGCTACTCACTGAGTTGCGGGCGCGCAACATGTTCCGCACCTACGTCGTTGTTTCCGCCTCGGTGGGCGAAGGCGAGTATCCCGAAATCGCGCTTATGTCGCGCAAGTTCCGCGAACAGCCTGGCTCCGAAACCTGGGCTAACGCTACCCTTGGCGGCGTGAGTCACGACAACCTGCCGGAAGCCGTGTCTAAGGCCATCCGCGATATGAACGGCAACACGTTCGAACCGTTCCGCAACCTTTCACTTACCCAAGGCCGCAAACTGGCTGGCGGCACGTGGATTGACGTTATCCGCTTCCGCGATTGGCTGCTTGAGCAGATTCGAGTGAACGTGTTTCAAGCGTTCGTCAACAACCGTATTCCGTTCACCGATCCTGGCATTGCGATTATTCACGGTCGCTTGCTACAGTCGCTGATTCGTGGCCGTGACGTTGGCGGCATCGCACCGGAAGAGGTTGACCCGATGACCGACCGAATCATTCCGTCCTTTACCACGTCTATTCCTTCGTCCGTGACTATTCCGGTCAACGACAAGGCAAACCGGACGCTCAAGGGCGTTAAGTTCACCGCGCGGCTTGCCGGTGCGATTCATGCCGTCGAAATCGACGGTACACTGGCTTACGAACTCTAAGGAGACGCCAACATGCTCAAGTCTTTTGACCCGCGCCGCGTGATGCTGATTGTTGGCAGCCGGCGTATTCGCGGATTCATGGAAGGTGAATCCCTGACCGGCGAACCTATGGCGGATGGCTCTACTTCCGTCGCAGGTATGGACGGTGACGTAGCGCGTGCTATGAACACTGACCCGCGCTGGACTTTTACCGCGAACCTGTTGCAGTCCTCGGACGATAACGACTATTTGTCGAGCATCTACCAACTGGACAAGGCAACCAACGGCAACGGTGTGGTTCCGTTCTTGCTGCAGGACAACAACGGCACTACGCTTATTTCCGGCGCACAGTGCTGGATACTGCGCCCGGCGAACATTTCCTATGGCAACACCATTACGGGTCGAGCCTGGACTATCCACGTCGTTGCCGAAATTGAGAACATCGGCGCTTCGGGCATCACCAACTAAAACATAAGGGCACGCACGCATGAAAACAGTACAGCGCAAAATCGGCGGTAGTGAGTTTCGGATTACACGAATCCCGCCGTTCGAAGCCATCGAACTGATTGGCGATCTGCAGCGGGTTTTTGGACCCGCTATCGCTTCCTTGAGCGCGATTAGCCAGGATCGTGACGCACTTTCACAGCCAGGCGTGTTGAGTAGCGTTCTGATGGACGCAGCCGAAGCACTTGGCCGCAATCTTGACGGTAAGATGCTGCGTTACCTTACTGCCGCGCTTATCCGCGAAGACAGCGTTTATATCAAACCGAACGGCAAAGGCGAGTTTGTGCCCTGCAGTTCCGATACCATTCAGATTTATGCAGAGCTGGAAGATATTGTTGAAGTTGCCTTGCTCGTTTTGGAGCACAACTACAAGGATTTTTTCAGCAAGGCCGCAGCCCGTTTTGGCAGCGGCCTGCAACAGTACAGCGTGAAGCCGACGGCGCCGGAAGCACAAAAAGCTCCGTCCGATCCGTTGGACGACTAAGAGAAGACCTTATTGGGGAGCTGCTTATTTGGCGCCCCATTATGGCCAAAGTCGTTACTATTCAGGAGGTCAAAACAGGTACGTGTGACTTGGTGGACCTTCTGAAGATAAACGCGTTATTAGATAAACAATCTGCAGAATTTGAGGTGCCTAACAAATGATTGTTAGAGAACTAATAACGCGCCTCGGTTTCACAATGGATCAGCGCGGCGCCGATCAATATGATAGGCGCTTGCGCAAGCTCCGCGAAGACGCTGAAAAGTCCGCTAAGAAAGTAGCCGATCAAGAAGCCCTTCGCCTTAGCCGCATGGCGCGCGCAGAAGCGAGTGTGGCACGGCTACGCGGCGCCCAATTCAAGACCATACAGGACACCGAACGCCGCGAAGCGATGCTTGAGCAGCAGCGCCAGCGCGGACGCGAGCGGGCAGAACGCCACGCTCGGAGCATGGAGCGGACCCGCCGTAACGATCAGCGGGCACAACAGCGCCACGTTCAAGCCCTGGCAGCGGCCAACGCCCGCGCCCATGACGCGCAGGTACGTCGAGACGCAGCCCTACGCCAGCAGCAGCAAGCGCACTCACAGCGCCAAACGCGGGCGCTACAGGTGCAGGCCCATGCACAGCAACGCCTTGATATGCAGCGGATGAACTCCGCGCAGCGTATGGC